GATGTGATTGTGATTGGCTTTTCAAACTTTGCTCTAACAGGCTCTAATACTTCATAACAAAGATCGCCTAAGTTTTTAATCTCTCCAGCACCAGCTTTATTCTTGATACCTTTTCTTGTGGCTGTTTGTGATTTTTCAAATTCTTCTAATGTAAAATGTTTAGAAAGTTGCATAGTTTTAAATCATAGTTAAGCAAGTGAGTATGTGGTGTGGAGGTAATACCCACTTGCAGATGATTTATAACATTTTAGGGTTATAAAATCAATTCAGTTAAATTACTATTTGAGCCTATTGTACCTTTGTAAAAGGTATTAAAAGCTAAACTTATTCTAGTGTTATTTCCTTTTTTTGTATCTACTTGATGAGTTGTTGATGATGGAAACATAACTAATTGACCTGTTTCTAATGGAAACCACCATGTATCAGAGTTCCAAATATTATACTGATCTATTTCTGGTTTTATTTGTTGATAACCTTTTGAATTGGTAAATTTGATTTTATCTTTTTCTTTATCGCAATCAAAATATAACACACCAGATATAACTGAATTAGGGTGGTCGTGTTGATGATGATATTGATTTTCTTCTGTATAATTTAACCAAGATTGTGTGATATAAAGTTCTATATTATTTTTAGGAGATATAATTTTCTCAAGATAATCTTTACAACATTGATCTAAAAACTTTTTAATATTTTTAAACTCTTTTCTATTTAAAATGTAATTATCTTTTGTATTAATATTTCCTTGATTTTTAGTACAATGATTTTTTTGTTCTTCTACAAATTTTAATTCTTGTTTTGTAAAAGGTCTATCTAAATTATTCATATAGATAGGAGTTGGAAATAGATTTTGTATTACAGCTTTTTTCACACCACTAATTTAATATTTATTCTATTAATTCCCAAGTTTGATTTGTTTCGTTCCAATCATAAAGTTGTCCATCATTAGGATATGCAACAGGTGCTTCCCATAAACAAGTATCTTCGTTTAGTGTCCAACTATTAAATGGTTTAGGTGGAATAAAAGCATCTCTGTTTTCATCATAAGTATAACCTATTCCAGAAAAATTTTTTCTAAATGGTGTACCATCTAACTTATGTACTCCTCCATAAGTATTATAAGAAGTTTGTTTCCAAACATCATTTGTGCCATAAAGATTATTCAAAAAATCTACACCTACTTGTTCAGTTGTTGCAACATCATTAGATACTACTTCAACTTTTTCAACTATATTATCTGTTCCTAATTTTGCAAAATGTGCCATTATGCTGTGTAACTCCCTGAACCTGTAAATTTAACTATTGTATCTGTACCATCTGTTGTAACTGTTGGAGAACCTGTTGTTGTACCAGTATAATTTTCTGTTGGTATTCTTAAAATAACTACACCACTTCCTCCAGCACCAACTGCACCTAAAACACTCGGGTCTCCAATTAATCCACCACCACCTGATCCTCCACCTGTATTAGCAGTTCCAGCTACTGAATCACCTTGATGACCACCAGCACCTCCACCACCTGTACCACCAGAACCTGCGGTCATAGGGTATCTACTATCAGTTCCACCTCCACCTCCACCAGCATAAGTTACTGCTGAACCTGTTATTGAATTTGATGTACCATTACCACCACTACCAGATGTTCCACTAGAATTATTTCCTACAGTACTATCTCCACCTACTGCACCAGAACCACCTCCACCACCAGCAACGTGTTCCCCGAAACTATCTCCACCATCATTACCTTGTGATGGAGATGTGCTTGGTGTATTTCCTGATCCTCCAACTTTATTAGGAGAAGCATTTTGATTATTTCCAGCACCTCCACCTGAACCACCATTTAAACCATTTTCTGAATTTTTACCACCCCCAGCACCACCTGAAGCAGTTACAGTAGTAATTCCTGAACCAGATAAAACACTATCACTTCCATTATTACCTGTTGTATTAGGTGTTCCACCAGCAAAACCAGCACCACCTCCTCCTACAGTTATTGTATATACTTCTCCATTTGTTAATGTGATAGCAGTTCCACCATAATTTGTTAAATAACCACCAGCACCTCCTCCTCCTCCACCTCCAGCTTTACCACCACTTCCACCACCAGCTACTATTAAATATTCAATATCATAAGGCTCTAATGATACACCTTTTCTTTGACCATATCCTCCAGCTGAACCTGAACCTATTGAAGCTAATATTGGCATTTTTTACCTATTATGCAAATTGTGTTTGAGATGCAATTACAGTAAATGTTGCATCTGCTGTTTTAATAACAGTATAAGTATAAACATCAAGAGAGTTGGTGTTACCACCTGATGGTGCTGAACCACCTTGCCATTTTGGAGTTACTGAACTGCCATCAACTTGTACTGCTGAATTGTAATAAGCTGTTCCACCTTGTGATACAATATGTGCTATTGTTAAAGATTCTCCTGTGTCCATAATTGAATTTAAGGAATTAGAACCATCTCCTCTAATATTTAAAGTCCAGTTACCTGTAGCATCACTTGTATAATTTAATACTGCTTGTGTAATAACATCATAATTTACTGTTCCAGTTGCAGAGGTAGCTGTATTTGTAATTTTTTCAGTTATTTGCTGAATTGCACTAGCACCTAAAATAACTCTCCCAATTCCTTTTGGAGTTAAATTTATATCAATATTTGTATCATCTCCAGTAGCAGAAATTTCAGGTGCATTACCTGTTGCTGAATTAGTTACAGTTAATTCATTAACTGCACTTGCTGTTTCTGAAAATTTAATTAATTCTTCTGTACCATTACCAATAGCATTTCCATTAACATCTAACATTCCACCTAATTGTGGAGTAGTGTCATTTACTAAATCTGCAACTACTGTACTATCTAACCAATTAACTGTGTTAGCTGTGTAATCTAATGTTGCTAAAGATATGTCATCTGAGCCGTCATAAAATTTTAAAGTAGGTGTAGTTGCTGAAGTAGTATCTAGCCAAATCGTTCCAGCGACAGCACCAGATGGTCTTGATGTACCAGAATTAGAAGTATTAATTGCAGATAGAACATTGTTTAGATCAGTTCTAAATGATGGAAAAGATTGGTTCGCTATATTATAGTCGTGTTGTGCCATAAGTTCTTATACTCCTTTTAAAAGCCTTTTGCAATATAATCAAAAGTTCTTGATACTGCTGTATCTGAACTGTTGAAAAATGAAACATCAAATCCATTTATTGTTTTATTTGAAACAGTAAAATAATCTCCAGTATTTCCATTTTCCATTGTAATACCTGTAGCATAATTAACAGATTTGTATGGGTTTGTAAATGTTACTGTGTAAGTTCCAGGACCAGAAATTATATCATTTCCACTAAATATTCTATCTTCCATATCTATTGTAACTGTAACTTCTGAAACTACTGGAGTTGATGCTAAATCTCTTGAAATTAAAACTACTCTAAATTTAGCATAACGGAAAGTGTAAGAACCTATTATAAAATTTCTAAAATCTGTATATGTTACATTATCATTAGATGTAGCTATCTCAATATGAGCATTAGCATTAGCTGGTGTATCTCCATCAAAGTTAGATGATGCAGAATCAAATAATCCACTTCTAGCATCAAATAAATCATCAGGGTTATCTGATGTTTGACTTAATGTTGCTGTAATTCTAGCAGTATGAACTGCACCAATATCAATAACATTTTCAAATTCATAATTTCCTGTTGGATAGAAGTCAGCATTTTCTACACCTGAATCAAAAAATCTAGTTGTTTCATCATCAAATAATCCTGAAGCACTATCAAATAATTCTGATGAATCTAATCTTATTGTACTATCAGCAACTACAACATTATTTAAAGTTCCATTAAAATCAGGGTGTTCAGATTGTGTGGCAATAGAGTTAAAGTTTTGAACACTTGTTACATTTGAAATAATAGCTGTAGCATTAGAACTAAAGTTACCTAATTTATCTACTGCTTTAATAAGATAAGTACCTTGTCTAGCTGGTACTGTAATACTTGTACCTGGTCGAGATATTTTTTCTACTAATGCAACTGAGTTTTGCCAATCAGCAGTTCCATTAGTTTCTTCACTAAATCTTAATTGATAATATGCTAAATCTAAATCAGGTATTTGTGTCCATGATAAATGTGCTTCTTGTCCAACAATATTACATGAAAAATCTTCTACATCAGCTGGTGGTTCAATAGCACCAATAATTGTTCTTGATTCTGAAACATAACTAGATGATACACCTAAAGTATTTACAGCTTTAACTCTTACATCATAAATTTCTTGGTCAATTACATTTAAAACTCTATGAGTTAATCCTGAACCTTGTGCATAAATAATATAATCTGAATCTGTACTTTTTTTGTATTCAACTTGGTAATAATCAATAAATGAATCTGTACTTGCACCTATAGTAATAGTTAATGCTACAATTACTGTACCATCATTATATTCAATTAAAGTATCATCTAAAGTAACACTTGCTGGTGGCTGAATTGTAAATGGATTAGGAAGATTAGTTGTTGGTACTGTTGCTGCTTGTGTTTTTGTTGCCCATGTAAAATGTGAATCTTGGTGTTCAACTAAATCTAAACCTAATGTATAATCTGCATTAAATTTCATTGATAAAATTCTAAAAGGTTTATTAGAAAAACCTAATGAAGTGTGTGTAACATTTACTATATCTCCTATTGATAAATCATAAGCACTAAAAGAAACATTAATAGAAAGTCTTATAGATTCTCTTGTTCTTCTTAAAATAACTTCTGCCATTTCTTCTGCTTGATATGGAGATGTAATTACTTTACCAAAATCAAATCTACCCTCTAATAAAAATCCACCATCACTAGCTTTCATTGTTGCGTGTTGATCTGCACTTGGTAATCCTGAATCATCTATTGGTGGCCATTGAATTTCGTTTGTTTGCCAGTTCCGATCAGGGTCTACATAAGATACAATAACTCTATTATATTTTTCATTTTTACTAGGGCTAGATAATTGATAACCACCAATAATATCATCTTCTGTTAAAGTAATAGATGCAGTTCCAGTTGTTTCAATAACTAATTTATATGTACCTTGTGTATATGGTAAATAACCTCTACAACCTTTTAATAATTCTCTAACATTTTCTAAAGTTTTTTTAGATGTATCTAATACTGCATTTGAATCAAAAATATTAATATCATCTGCACCTGAATATGGTGTTACTTGTGTTTCACAAATTAAAGAAGCATCATAAAAACTTTGTAAATCTATTTCATTTATTGATAAACCTTTTCCATATCTTTCATTAGTTAAATAATCTAATAAACACCAAGCTGGATTAGAAGTAAAACTAGCTGATTGTTCTACTAAACTTGCATTATAAGTTTTGACTTTCTTACCTTGTACTACTGCTTGAATTTTAGGAATAGAAGTAAATACATCTTGATTCCATTTAAATCTAACAGCAAGATAAGATAATCCTGATAACTTATGATTAGTTCCCCAGTTATCTAATGTAGATAATAAACTTGATGCTGCTTGACCATCAGTTCCATAATGAGGTTCTAATCTAATTAAACTTTCTCCATCTTTATAAAAATTAGAATCTGAACTATCTACATCTATTTGAGTATTATCTGCAAACCCACCATCAAAAGTAACTACTTTATCATCAACTCTTATTTCTGTTATATTATTTATTTCTCCCTCCGATAAAACCAAAGCAACATATAAATAAGTATTATCATCTCCTGATGTTTCTATAAAAACTCTTGTTCCACCAAGTAATCTTGTTCCATATACAACAGGAACATTAGCATCATTAGATTGTTTGTTTAATAAAACACCTTTTTCAAAATCATCAAATTCACTTGTACCAAAATCAGTTATCTCTGGTGTTTTAGGTCTAAATACCCAAGCAAGTGCTACTGTTGTAACTAATTTTACAACAGGATTCATGTTAGAGAAAAAACTAACTGCTGATTTTATAAATCCACCAAATCCACCAAATCCCATTATTCTCTACCCCACTTAATATCTAAAACTGTTTGTGATGCAAAATCCATTCCTACATCTGTACTAAAAAATCTTTGTTGTGATGTGTTATTTGTTTTACGACCATTCTTCTTTTCAAAGTCAGCCCAATGTGAAACTACTGTAATATTAACAACACTATCTTTTTCAGATTCATTTACTGCAAAATTTTCTATGTTACCTTTATAAAGTAAAAAAGGATCAGCAATTAATGAACTAGAACTATCTAATAAACCTCTATAAATACTTACTTCATCATTAGTTACATTTTCATTTAATACTGTAGATATAAATGTTTGGTCAGCACCAGATAAAGATATTGTTAAACTTGATTTAGTAACATCTATTTCTTCTGTAAAATCTGAAACTCCAATAACAAAGTCAGATGGAGAATAAGTTACTGATGAGCCTGATACTGATGATGTTAATGGAAAAGAACAATCAGTAAAATTAACAGGAGTGCTGAACCCAATAGTGAGAAGATGTACGGGTCTAATATCATTTGTCGCTAATGCGTTCTTGATTGCTGTTGTTAGATTTCGGCTCATATTCTTCGTAATTTGTTTGAGTTACACTTTCTGTACCTTTTAACATAGTATATTCAAATTTGCTATTAGGTTTCTTATACTCTTTTAGATCGTTTATTGAAGTATCTATTTCATCTTCATTTACAATAGCTTCTGCTATAAAGTCGGCACTTATTCTGTGTACTATTTTATATTTTTTCATTAAAGAGCTTCTTCTACATCAAATTCAAATTGATACAAAGCATTTCCATCTTTATCTGCACCAACCATTCCAAATTCTTGCATATCATTTGTTAGATATACTGTAAATGGTACATTATCATAAGTTATATCTGAATTAGTAATAGCTGTTGTTAAAGGTGGTTCTATAGTAAGTGAGCCTGTTGAAATATCTGATTGATCTGCAACAACCATATAAACTTTATCGTGTGAAGCAAATTTAATAAAATCTCCAGCTTTTAATGTGCCTGTTCCAGTACCAGCAAGTGTAATAGATGTATCTCCAGCACTTCCTGTACCATTAGGAATTCCACTAGCTGTACCTCTAGCATCTTCGACTTCTGGTGGGATTATTGTAAAGTTTTCTTTACCTGATCTTTGTTTAATAATAAATGCCATAAGTTCGCCATAAACATCACTTCTTTTTGCTGTAATAATTCTAGCAGTAAATGCCCATCTTTGACCATCTATTTGTCTTGCAAGTTTTTTACCAGATACAGATTTAGAGATAATAGTATTTTGAATAGATTTAATTCCTAAAGATTCAAACTTAGCAGTAGATATTGGAAATGCACCAGCCATTATATTAGACTCTCCTTACCTCTTTCATTAACAGCACTATTAATTAACTGAGTTATAGTTCCTCTTGATCTAACTAATAAATCTTCAAAACCAGATGCATCTAAAGTATTTATATTAAATGTTACTTGTGTTGTTCCACCACCAGTTCCTCTAGCAGATTGTTGTATTTGACCAGATTGGTTTGGAACAAATAATTCAGCACCTCTTTCTCCGACCATGTATGGTTGGCCTTTTTGAACAGCACCACCATTAGCTTTACCACTAAATATTTTACCAATAGTTCCTAAAAATCCACCAGATGATGTTGATGCTTGTAATATTGAATATTTTGCTTGTGCTTTTTTAATTGCAAGTAAAACAGTTTCTCTAGCAATAATTTCAATAATAGTTGATAATATTTCTACCATTAAAGTTCTTGCTAAATCTTTAAATGTAGTTTTTAATTCTTTACCTAATACAATAGCTTCAGCTAATCCTCTTGAAAAACCTTTAATACCGATTTCTAATATTTTAGAAACAAATAATGCACTATCTGTAAGTTTATCCATATCTTTTTTAATAACATCAGAAATTTTAGTAAAGTTATCTTTAGTTTGTACTAAACTTTTATTAGTATCTAAAATTGACTTATATCCTTTATGTAGATTTTCTTGATAATCAAAAACTTTTTTATTTATTTGATCTTGTGTTTTACCTATTTCAATATTTACAAATGGAATCTTATTAAGAAGTACAATTAAATTTTCATATTGATTACGCAAAAATGATACAGCTCTAGCAACACCTCTAACTGCTGCTGCAAAACCTTGAACAGCTTTTGTTAATATAAATCCTATAGCATTAGCAATAGCTTCAAAGTCTTTACTATTTTCTTCAATAAATTTATTTAAACTACTAAATTCTTTTTTAAGAGCATCAAAAAATTGAGCACCAGCTACATTTTTCTTAAAGTTAAATAATTTATCTCCAAGCATTGATAATGTACCAGTAAATGTAGTTGATAATTCATCAGTAGCTGATCCAAATTTACCACCTTTACCAAATACTTTTTCAAATGCTTTTATAGTTTCTTCTGCTGATACAGTTGCACCAGCTTGGAAACCTAACATATTTCTAACACCCTTTTCTCTAAATACATCTGCTGCTGCTATACCTCCAGCAAATGATCTTTGTATTTGTTCTGCTGTTTGTTGAAAATCTAAACCTGTTACTGCTGCAACATTACCAGTTATTTCTAATATACTTGAAAGTCTTTCAGCATCTCCAGCTACTACTGCTAAGTTTCCTGATGCTGCTTGTATTTGTTCTAATGAAAAAGGAACTTTAGCTGCAAAGTCAGCCATCACATCAAATGCTTTAGCACCCTCTTGTGTACTACCAAATAATTGTTTTAATCTAACATTTAAATCTTCTATACTTCGGCCAGTTGTTACAAATGATTTTACAACTAAACCAGCACCTAAAGTAGCAAATGCACCTCTTAAAGAAAATACTGCACTTCTTAATCCAGCTAATTTACTTTTAATACCATTAAAGGCTTGTCTAGTTTTATCTTGTGCTAGAATGTTGATCTTTAAATTTTGTGCCATTATGTTTTAAACCTTTTTGCTTCAGCTAGTGATTTACTTGTTTTATACTCATCTTGTTCTTTTTTCAAGTATGCTAACCAAAGATTATAATGGCTAACAGGCATATCAAGAACTTCTTGAATTGTTAAATGTAGTCTATCTGCTATTACTAAAAGCGACCTGACATCAGGGTCGCTATCTACTTTTTTTCGGCTTCCTCAAATGAAGTATCTAATAATATTCTATTAGCAATATTACCAATAATATTAGAATCAGCTTTCTTTCTTAATGCAAATTTATCTTCTGGGTTAAAGGCTTTAATTAACTCGCCTTTATCGTTTTTAACTTGAAGTTTCATTATAATTAAATCAACAAGAACAGTTAAATCTTGGAAATTATTAGACTTCTTAAAAATTATATTTTTTTCTTCAAGTGTAGAGGCTCAGAATAAAAGACACTAGGATTACCATTCTCATCTTTCCACTCCTCAACTTCAATAGTGATAGTTTTAAGAGTTTCAAAATGAGATTTAACTCTATCAATAACTGACATAAATTAGA